AGGACTTTGCAGATAAAATAAAAGCAATGCCTTATCCGATCGTACGTTATTTTGGTGATCCTGCTGGTGGCGGAGTACAGGCTCAGTCTGGAATTGGAGACATAGAGATATTTAAAAAGAAGGGCATACGCGTAGATTTTCGCAGAGACAAAGTATCCAGAAACATACCCAATGGTATCTCACACATGAGGACCTGGTTTGAGGATGCGGCAGGAAATCCACATTTCTTCGTTGACAGCAAATGCAAACGATTCATATCTAGCTTTGAAAACTACCGCTATCCAGAAAAGAAAAAAGACCAAAGACTGAAGGAAGAGCCGTTGAAAGATGGCTTGAATGATCACGCCTGTGATGCGACTCGCTACCTATTCGTCAACCTTTTCCCTATACGTAGTAGAACCGCAGGAGTTATAGACTTTTAATGATTATACAAGATTTATCAGAACAGATTATTATCGATAGCCTTTCGGACTATCTAAACAGAATAGAAACACAGCGCACAAAAGAGCGTGAGTACCTTCTAGATTTTTACGAAGGTATCAACATGGAAGAATACGTAGGAGAGTATTTTGGTTCAGAATCCCTACAACAGGTTCCGCTATTCTCACAAAACTTAACCAAAAGAGTTTGCAAAGCCAGGGCGCAAAGTTACCGAAGACCACCGCGTATGAATGTGGACAGTAGGTATGTTGACCTTGCGGATATGCAAGATCTCAATACCAAACGTAGACAGCTAGAGCAATTGACTTTCCTATTAGGAACCATGGCTTTTCGTAGTGTTTGGAACCCCAGAAAGAATATGGTCGAGTATGAGCTATTGCCATTCTTTGAGCCACTATTCTTGCCTGGAGAGAAAAAGCCGTTTGGAGTAGTCTACGCACTTGAGAACGAAGGTATGTCTCGTCTTAGCTCCCAAGAGTTTGTCGTTTGGACAGAAGAACGCGATGGGATGCCAGGCAGACACTTCGGTATCAATGCCGATGGAGAAAAGGTATCGTTCAACGAAGGCGATATTAATCCCTACGGTATCATCCCAGTATGCTTTGCTCACAGGTATCAACCTATCAGAGACTTTTACGTCGGTGGTGCAGAGGATGTGGTCCGAGCAGACCTAGCTCTTTCAGTAGCAGCTATGGAAATATCCTTATGTATCAGACTTGGTGCGATCGGTGTTAAGTTTGTGACAGGCGTAGATGATAGATCTCGCATAAAAATCGGAGTCGATTCCGTACTCTACCTTCCAGAGGGGGCGAATTTTGGCGTGACGGGACCTAGTGCTGATATCAATCAGCTCATCAATGGCGCAAAGTTCTTGATAGAGCAAACCCTTAACAATAATCAACTACGCGTAAAGTTCATAGATTCACACGGTAACGCAGAATCAGCAGAAGCATTACGCATCCAAGAGATTGAGAATCACCAAGAGGTGCAGAACAACATTGAGGACATATGGCGTAAGTGGGAATCTGATAGATATGCTATTGACCGCAGGATCATAGAAGTGCAAACAGGGCAGAATCTAAATCCAGAGATGATGGTAGACTTTGAAGAACCTCAGATACTGTCTCCATCAGAAGAGCGTGAGATGTATACTTGGTTATTCCAGAATAAACTTGCCACACGTCAGTCATATTTATTACTTAAGAATCCAGATTTACTTCCAGAGGATGCACAAAAGCTTTTACAGGAAGTAGACGAAGCCGAGGGACAGCCAAATAGATTGCTCAATAGACTGCAAAGCTAATGGCCCTAGATCAAACTATCGATAGTGCTGTCGAGGAGTTCAACAAAAGCCTCACAGAAGCACAAGACCTTTTCATAGAAGACGTTACTCAGTTACAGGAGGAAGGTCTAAGTACAGAAGAAATCCTTTTGATTCTAGCTGGTATCTCCATGGCAGATTACTGGTTACAAGATTTACAAATGCAGAAAGCTATCACAAGACTGATGGGTAGCTTTGATACCTTGCTTGATGATGCTGTATTCTTTGGTAAGGTCACAGAGAATCAATTGTTCGCATTACGCAGTATGCAGGAAGCCTCTATCCTGCGCTATACTACAGACCTCGGAGACAGGATTAGATTATCATTGGTGCAGGGTGTATTGCAAAAGATGCCCAAGGCAGACATCAGACAGATGCTATTGCAAGACCTGTCCATAAAACCATATCAAGTCAACACTATCATAGAGACTTCTATGGCCACCTACTCTAGATCACTTACGCTATTGCAGCTAGAAGACAGTCCAGAGCAAACATTGATTTATCAAGGGCCACTAGATTCTAAGACTAGACCTGTATGCATACGAATGCTCAAGGAAGGTGGGATGACACAGAATCAAGTAGAGGCTAAATATCCAGGTGCATTGCGTGACGGAGGCGGATTCAATTGTAGGCATCAATGGGTTCCATTGTCATCTAAAACGCGAAATAAGGATATACAGCAAAGAGCTAAAGTTGCATATCAAGGAATGATGGATAAAGCCAAAAGAAAAGGCAGAGCATTCAAAATACCAAAAACATTGGAGCAATACTATCGTGATTAACTTTCAAAAAGCATTTAAGATTGGCAGACCTTTATTTGAAAGAGTAGGCAAACAAGTCCTTAGAAAGCATAGAGCTTCGATATTTGACAAAGGACAAGATTCTCACGAAAAAAGTTTTGAGAGTTACGCTCCCTATAAGCCAAAATACAGAGAAAGAAAAAAAGCAGGGAAAGCAGCTCCTAAAGGAAGGGTTCAAAAAAGTTTTAGCGCAACACCAGATTTGACATTGACTGGCGATATGAAAAAATCTTTTTCTTATATGAAAGCTACTGCACATGGATTTGAATATGGAATTAAAGACCCTGCCATGGCAGAAAGAATGGAGTTTCAAAGTAGTAAAAAGAAATTTGGTAGAAAAAGATTTGTTTCTACTAAAGCAGATCCAACAACTCCAGAGGCTCAGAAACTCATTGTAGAAGAAATACGTGATAAAATAATTAAAAACTTTACCAACGAAGTGCGAAAGCATGGTATGGGTGTAAAGGTATATCAAATCTAAACAAAAAGGACAATCATGGACAAAGATGCAAAAGTCGAGCAGACCGCTCAACCCTTAGAACAGGGCGAAGTTCAAGAAAACACCGACACTAACGCAGAAGTCGGCAGTTTAATCGCAGATGCGAAAAGATACAGAAAGCGTAGTCAAGAAGCAGAAGCCAAGCTAAATGAATTGCAAACTAAGCTAAACGAGCAAGAAGAAGAAAGAATGCAGAAAAACTCAGAATGGCAAGAGTTGGCAGCAAAGTATAAGTCAGAACGGGACGAATACAAAGCAATGGCGGATGAAGGCACTAAGATCAAAGAGGCTGTTAGAAGTAGCCTTCTAGAGCAACTTGATGATGAAGACCGTGAATTTGCAATAGACTTACCAACTGAGAAGTTGCAAAAGTTTGTAAATAGAACGGTAAAAACAAAAGTAAACACTAATGAATCTTATTCCGCGCCTATGCCAGATTCTAAGGTCAATCCATTTAAGGATATGACCAAAGACCAAAGGCAGAGCAATTGGACTAAGGTTCTCCAGAATTACGTTAGAAAATAGCGTAGAAGGGAAATATCATGGCATTAAGTGAAAATTTTGCTGGTGCTTCGGTTACTACCACTACTGCCGCTAATTTTATCCCCGAGATTTGGACTGACGGTGTAAAGAATTACTTAGAACGCGCTCTTGTATTTGAGCAAGTTGTTGATTCTTCGCTAAATGGTCTAGTCAAGGGTAGAGGAGATGTGTTCCACATTCCAAAATTAGCAGAAGCAAGTGATGCAGCCAAAGCAGCAGAAACTCTTGTCACATACTCAGCTTCAACTCACGGAGAAGCTCAATTAACAATCGATCAGCATCGTTACGTTGCGAAGCTTGTCGAAGACATAGCAACTGTACAGGCTACTCCTGGACTTTTTGAGAAAGAAGTTAGTACGATGGCATACGCCCTAGCTAAGACCTACGATGCATTCATTGAGTCTAAGATTGAATCAGCTACCACCAATTCAACTGCATTAGCAAATGATAATGTTATCACCGCAGCAGAGTTACGTGCTGGAATGAAGACCTTGATGGAAGCAGATGTTCCAATCCAAGAATGTAACTTGATTGTAAGTCCAGCTCTTTACTCAGCATTACTCGGAATTTCGGATTTTGTGGATGCCAGTAAAATAGGGGCAGGACAAGCTCCAACATACAATGGTCAAATTGGTTTATTGTATGGCATGAACGTACTAACCAGTACCGTCATGGGTTCAAGTGCATCAACTGGCGTGGAGGTAGGATACATTGTGCATCCTTCAGCCGTTTCAGTTGCAAGACAGCTAGAACCAAGAGTACAGACAGAATACTCTGTTGACTTTTTAGGCAACAAAGTAGTTTCTGATATGCTCTACGGTGCAGTTGCAGTTTTTGAAGGTCGTATTCAAGAGTTCAAAAATCCGTAACAACTAAACATCTTGTGGGGGTATTCATTTACCCCCACTTGGGACAACATATGTATATAACACACGATTATCAATGTAACAAATGCAAAGCTATCTTTGAAGCAATGCTCTTGAAAGATGAGAAAGCAGTCTGCTATTGCGGTTCTAAGGACGTTAAAAGGCTGATGAGCGCACCTTTGTTTGAATTGAAGGGTAATGATTGGCCTGGAAAAGAAAACAAGGCACAGAGCGATTGCCGTAGGATGGCACAAGGCCAAGAAATATAATGTAGTCTATTTCCTCTTTTAATGAAGTCTTAACAGAGGAAAAATATGGCAAATTATAACAGCTCTCATACGGGAGTAGAAATAGATTCTGCGGTCAGCAGAGTAAAATCAACAGCAGTTTCAGAGGGTACGGTCGCTGCGAGTTCTGCGGTTGTCGTAGATTCCAGCAAGGATATATCGGGATTTCGCAACATCACAGCTACAGGCACGATTACTGCCGATAGCTTTACTGCTACAGGGAATACTACGATAGGCGATGCTGCTACAGACACGATCGCAATAAACTCCACTATTACAACAGATTTAATTTTTGAAGGTTCATCAGCAGATGCAAATGAACTGACACTTACCCCAGGTAATCCTAGCGCAGATCGTACTATAACCTTACCAGATGCTACTGACACACTTGTGGGCAAGGCTACAACCGATACACTTACTAACAAAACTTTAACTTCTGCTGTATTAAATACCGCAGATATCAACACACCAGACATTGATGGCGGTACGGTAGATGCTATTACATCTCTAACTGTAGCAAATAATGTAGACATAGGTAGCTTTGACTTACGCGCAGCTACACTAACCGCAGATGGACTTACTAGCGGTAGAGTGGTCTTTGCTGGAACTAATGGTGTTCTTAGCGATGATTCTGATTTATCTTTTAGTGGCTCAACACTATCTGCGACTAACCTTACTTCTTCTGGTACAGTATCATTTGGGACTCTTACAGACTCTGGAGAGTCAATTGCTATCACTAAGTTTGTCGATGAAGGAGATGCCATAGCTTCTAACGACAATGATACGACTATACCGACTTCAGCTGCAATCAAAGATTACGTAGATACCCAAGATGCAGCAATAGCTTCTGATACATTAACATTTACAAACAAAACATTTGATGTAGAAGCAACAGGAAATAGCATTTCTAACATAGATGTTGCAGATTTAAAATCTGGAGTTTTAGATACAGATATTTCTAGCGTATCTAGCTCAGATGATACTTTAGCTTCTGCAAAGGCAATCAAGACTTATATTGATTCGCAGGTAACTGCACAAGATTTGGATTTCCAGGGCGATAGCGGTGGAGCATTATCTATTGACTTGGATTCTGAGACACTTGATATTGCGGGTGGAACTGGAATAGACACCAGCGGTTCCTCAAATACTTTGACCGTAGCTATCGATTCTACAGTAGCCACTTTAACTGGGTCACAGACTTTAACAAACAAAACTCTTACAAGTCCAGACATCAATGGAGGAACTGCTGATGCTTTAACAAGCTTGACCGTTGCAAACAATGTAGATATTGGCAACCATACATTAACTGCTAATGGTTTGACCATTGATGGTACTTTTACAGATGGCACATTGTCTATAGCATCTGGAAGTATTACAAGCGCAGTAAATGGAACATTTAGTGGCACAATTCAAGCAGAACAATTAACCACTACAGATGATGCTACTATATCTGACCAATTAAGTGTCGATGGTACTATGACCATATCTACAGGTAGTATTGTCGATAGCTCTGGCGCAATAGACTTTGGAAATGAGAATCTTAGCACTAGTGGTACGCTTGGAGCTGGGGCAGGAACTTTTACATCACTTAGTGTTACGGATGGCAACATAACAAACGTAGGAGATATTGCATTAGATTCAATTAGCGCAGATACATCCACTATCAATATAGCAATTGGCGATAGTACATCTGATGTATTTACAATCAAAGAAGGCTCTAATAAATACTTTGCAATAGCAACGTCTGAATCTGCTGAGAATATAGCAATCGGTACAGGGGTTAGCGGAACTGCTATTTCAATCGGACACTCAACTTCTGTTACTACAGTTAATGACAATTTAATAGTCACAGGCGATTTAACTGTCAATGGCGCAACTACAACTATATCCACTACCAATACCGTAGTTGCAGATACCTTAATTGAGCTTGGCAACGGAACCTCTGGAACACCAGCGAATGACTCTGGTATTGTCATTGAAAGAGGTAGTGCAGACAATGCATTCTTAGGTTTTGATGAATCTGATGATAAATTTATCGTAGGTACAGGTTCTTTTACAGGCGCATCAACAGGATCGCTAACGATAACCACAGGAACATTGAAAGCAAATATCGAAGGTAACTTGACAGGTAATGTCACAGGAACCTTACAGACCGCAGCGCAAGGCAATATTACATCTGTTGGAACCCTAACAGCATTGCAAGTTGATAACATCAACATAAATGGCAATACAATAATTTCATCTGATACCAATGGAAACATAAACCTCACACCTAATGGAACTGGTGAGGTAAATATTTCTAAAGTGGATATTGATGCTGGAGATATTTCTGGAACTGACATAACGGTTGGCTCTGGTAAAACATTAGACGTATCTGGTGGAACGCTAACACTTGCAAACGATCAAATATCTGGAAACGCTATTAATGGTGGCACAATAGGTTCCATAACAATCAATACCCTTGCTGGTGCTTTAAGCATGAATAATAACAATATATCTGGAGTTAATACTCTTGCTGTTAATGATATTGGATCTAATAGTGCTGGAGATGTTACTTTTATAAGTGCCGTTGATTTTGACAATCAAGCTACAACAAACGTAAACATAGATTCTGGTGCGATTGATGGAACTAATATTGGTGCAAACTCTGCTGGAACTGGTGCATTTACTACACTTACAGCAAGTACATCCTTATCAGTTATAGGTTCAAATGCTTTTGCTTTAATAGGTAG